GCGCTTTCGTTTCGCCGCCGGACGTTTCACGAGGAATCGATTTTTTTCATCGCCGCGTTCATCGTTATTCGTTCAACCCTTGTACGACAATCGTTCCTCTGAAGGCAAGGCGCGCCGCGCTACTCGCGCTCGCGCTCGATGATGCGCTGACCGCGACCGCATACACGAGACCGACATTGGCGTTGGCGCTGCCGTGCGACCGACCAACCACACGGCATTTAGATGCGGTGTAATAGTTTGCATCACAATAGTTTTGCGCCCATTTTGAATTGTCGGCAGAACATTTAGATGCAATTACATCGGCGAATCGACCGTGTTTCGTGCGAGATATACAATAACCGGATGTCGTGATTCCTTGCACGGTTCGTTCGGTTTTTGTTATCGGGTCGTAAATGTGCCAAACGGCATCAATCGGGTCGGTCGCGATTTCAACACCGTGATTTTTGAGGTATGAATCCCACGAAACGACATTGACCGCAACGTTATCCATGACCTCCCATGTGCAACCAAAGAACGATTCAAAACCGAGACATTTGTTGCCGTTGTTCGATGATGTGCGTTGTGAATCCGCATTGCCGATTGAATCCATGTAACCGGTTGCACCGCCCGCGCCTTTACCGTAACCGCAAATCAATTGTGCATCGCGAGTTCCGGACATTGAGAACCACAATAACGCCGTTAATTTCGACATTTCGTAGTCAAACAATTGGAATCCGGCACCACGCCGCATTGCGAGGTTTTGACGGTCTTTGTTCGAGTAATTCAAACCGTTCACCGGCGTATTGCGCACACGTCCGTTTGCATCATATAACCATTCGGTTGATGTTGCGTGTGTATTGTTACCGCAACGCACGGTTGCGCCGGAAATCGAACGGATGCGCATCAACGCATCGACCGACATTTGATAGACACCACCGAGCCACGCATCATTGCGAACCCAATCCGGCTCAATCGCTTCGACCTCTGCGGAATCGACCGCAATCGCTTCGAGATTGTTATTTGTCGCTTTCGATGAGAACACAAATTCAACCGCATCTTCGGGAACATCGATGAAACAATATTCACCGTCAACGAAATCGGAATTTGCAACCGCGAGGTTGTATTTTTCGATGATGACACCGTTTGCATCGAGGAACACCGAACCTGTTGCCGATGAATTTATCGCCGGCCAGCGCACTTGTTTCATACCGGCAACCGGCAACGTGTAAATGTTGCAGTTCGGCGTGCTTACAACGACTTCATCGGATTCGAGCGTGTCAACACCCTCGACAATATCAACGGTTTGAATCGTTTTCGATGTTGCCGTGATGATTTCCGACAACTTTTTGCGAATGATGTTGTGTGCGGTCGAAATGGGTTCGTTCGGAACGGAAGACCAAAACAAATATTTTTTGTTGTTTTTGAAATCGTTCACGCCCTTGTACCAACAATTCGGGAAACGCATCATCACATCGAATCCGTCATCGAGTAGGTCGGAATAGTCGAAATCCGTGCCGTCATACAATTGACGGTAATTTGTTTCGCTGATTCGCACACCCTCCCAAACGCCGGTTTCGGTGTTCAATTTACCTTTGACCGGAACGAGCAACGAACGTATGCGTGTGATGTGTCCGCTCGGTTCGTAATTATCGCCGGACGTGCCATTGTCGAGGTTCGTGATGTTCGCCGGGTCGTTAACCGTATCATCGAACACAACGCCGGTATATTGCGCATTGTGAACGGTCAAACCGACATCATTGTGTTTGTAGTACGATTGCAACGCGGCGAGTTCCGAATCGGGAATCAATTTCGTGAGAATCCATGTTCCGGAAATTCCGTCACAACCGGTCGTGAGGTCTGAACCGATGCCTTTGACACCCGATTGCATCATTGATTTAAGAATTGTATCGGGGGCAACAACATCGATGTCGGTCAAACCGATTTCGGACAACGCCGCACCGCCGGACACAACGTCAGTCAACATCGTGAAAGTGTTGATTTTCGGACAACCGGAAATTTGCAAACGTTTTACTTTCGTGAATCCGGCGATTGTCAAACCGTCCGCGTCCGTTCCGTAGGTCAATTTCGGAAGATTCACGAACGATAACGCCGTCATCGTGTTCGGTAGTTGCAATGTTTCGAGCGGTGATGTTTGCGCCGGTGTGAACGTTTGCAGACGCGAACCGGCGGCACGCACGGTTTTCAATCGGGGGCAATATTCCGCATTGATTGATGACATCGGGAAATTGCGCACATCGATTTCTTCGAGGAACGGCAATTGACCGAGATTCAGCGTTGCGAGTTCATCACCGATGTTCGTTGCCGGTGTATAATTTTGACCGCCAATGATGAGTTTGCGCAACAACGTGAGTTCGGAAATATCCCAACCTTGCTGTTTCGGGGTCGCGTTGCGAATGTCGAGAACGCCCACGCGGTCAGCACCAAACAAATACAACATCACACCCGAACCGGTGTTTGTGTTGCCCGAATGGAGCGTTGCGGATTCGCCGGCTTTGAGATACACGGCTTCACGAGCTTCGTTCGCACGGTCAACGCCAAGACCGAAATAACCGTCCTTTTCGGCGGTGATTGTGATACTCATATTCGTGCCGGTGCAACGCATACGCGCCGCCGATGCGAATGTATCGCCGCATTGATAGAATCCGTCACGGAAACGGAATCGGGTTGCAACGAAATCGCGCAAACGCTGAATCGACAACCCATGCAACGCGAAAAAGTAATTTGCCGAGGGTTTCGAGTTTTCGATATATTTACGGATTCCGTCATAAGCGGAAACGAGTTTCGGCCATTTGCCGAGTCGGTCGGTAATCCAATATTTTTCAATGCCTTGCGGCGAGAACGGACGCAAACCGCTTGTGCCGATTTCAACCTCACGCATTGTTTTGGCGATTGCCGCAACGGTTGTCGTTTTTGTTGTATCTTCGACATCGGATGCGCCGGTGTAATCGGTTAACCAAATATAATCGGCGGCGGCGAGTTGTGTGAACAACACCGAATCGTGTCCTTGATAATATCCGTTCGGGTCATTGTTCGGGTCGAGTTCAGCCGGAATTGTCAAACCGCAATCATTGTCCGAACCGAGAATTGTATCACCGTCATACAAGTGATTGAGATACATTCGTGTGTTTCCGTCCGTTTCGAGGTAAAAACCAACCATCATGTTTTTAGAACGTTGGTCAACGGCGGCGATGTAATCGGTGAAGACATGATAACAAATCATCGAATGAACGTTCGCGTATTTATGCAATTCGCGTTTGAATTTTGTCAAACGGTTTGCCGGTGTTCCGGAAACGCTCGAACCGTCAATCGTGATGTTGCCGTCTGCGGCGGTTTTGTGCTGATTGCATTGTTCGCACCATTGCAACCACCGGAACAATTGATAAGGCACTTTGCGTCCGTCCTTATACGCTTGATTGAGGTTGTCATCATCGGGATAACGGCTCTCGAAATACGTCAACCAAACCGGCACGCCTTTTGAATCGCGTTCGAGCATATCATCGACCGTGTTCACACCTTGGAACCAATCGAGGGCATTGTATGCACGCAATTCGTAATTTTCGACCGGGTTCACGACATCGCCGGTGATGCGCCAACGACCGCCGGTGAATTGCATCGTGCCGGTTGTTTCAGTCCATGCGCTTCCGGAATCCGCACGCCGGAACACGCGGCGATTTGGCCCGCAAAATTCCGATACAACAATGACGTTCCAATTTCCGGCGGAGGGTTTTTCGGGGTCGATGACAAATTCCCATGTCGATTTGTCTTGTGCGGCGATGAACGCATCGAGCGATTCATTTCTTCCGGCGATAAGTTCATAAAACTCGCCGTAATTCAAGCAATCGGCATTGTAACCGTCAATGTCCTCGAATCCGAACACTGCGGCATCGCCTTTGTCGTGATTGTAATTTCCTTTGGCGTGGAAATAGGCGTATGTCGGCGATGTTGCATCGGGCGAATTTGTGTCGGTACGGAACAACGCACACGGAATCGATGAAATGCAAGGATTCAATTCATATTCGCCGGTGTATGCGTTTTGTGCCGGTGTCATAAATGACGCGCCGAGTGCGCGAGTGAGTTCGTTATACAATTGCGTTGATGCGCCGTTGTTTGCACCTCCGGATTCAGAGTAATCGACTTTGACGCAGAAAACGCCGGTCGGCATCGTGCCGGGTACGATTTGAATTTTGTTTTTTGTGCAAAGTTCAGCGAGATAATCGTATTCGGCGATGTGTTGCGGATAATTCGCAAGGATATAATCGCGGTCGTACATCATGCGCACGCGAGCTTTCTTTGTTTTGCCCTTTTTGTTCTTAATCGGGCGCATCGATGATGTCGTTCCTTGATTCGTTGTCGGCATTTCTTCGACAACGATGTTGCGCCATTCCGCACCGGGGAAATAATAATACCAATCGAGCAAACGCGATGTTTTTTTGTCTCCGTCCAACCCCTCAAGATAATCGGGGTAATTATCCGGAACATCTTCGGTCGTTTTCGATTTGCACATCACGAGGCACGCAATGCCCTTTTCGAGCAATGCGGACATTTGCGGAATGTTACGCGCCGGTTTGCCTTCCGCCGTTTGCGATGCCATGACTTGATTGAATTTATATTCTTGAATCATGGAATCGACATTTTTGAGTTTGAGCAGATAATTGTTAAATGATTGCTCAAACGTGTAATACGTTTCCCATTTGCGGATATTGTAAAGGTACAAATCACCGCGAGAACCGTTAAACGTTATCGGCGCGGCATGACGTGACAATGAACCGGATTCGTAGAATGATGTGCCGATAGGTTCACCGTCAAAATACATTTTCACAACGCCGATGCCGCCGTAGGGTGCAATGCTGGTCGGTTCGATGACAATTGCGACATCGGTCAGTTCATCATCGGGCAATGCCGCCGTGATTGTATGTTCAACGGTTTCGCCGTTGTCGGTCGTGAATACAACATTTTTGCCGGTCACATAGAATCCGATGCCGTTTTGTATGCACGAAATCAAACGTGCATCATCATCGGCAACGTGTTTCACGCGGATTCGGAATTGAATTGCAAGACCGTTCGTTTCGATTCCGGCAACGTTGAACATCGGGTCGTTCAAAATGCCGGTCACGTTTTCGGCGATGCGTGCCGCCATGATGCCGTTATCTTGTTCCGTGCCGTATGCCTCCGTGCCGAATGAATCCTTGACAAAACCGTTCGTTGTGTAATTCGCGCCGTGCAACGTCAATTCAAAACCGCCGTCCGAAATCGTTTTATCGGAATCGGAATTTGAACGGTTGCTCATATCCATGTCATACATTAACTGCGCGGACACGGATTCGATGTTGAGCAATGCACCGTTGACAACGAATGACGCGGTTTCCGTTTTGACGGTTGTCGCGTTTTCGGCTTCAACATGAACCTTGATTGTAACCGTTCCGTCAGTGTTTACGCCGGACACACGTTGCGAATAGGTGTAATACATATTGCGTGCGCACGGTGTTGATTGACGCACGGTCTGCGTTGTGCCAATCGTTTCAACAACATTCACCGGAACGGTTGCCGATGTCGGCGAATATGCGGCGAAATCGATGTTGATGCTTTCGAGCTGACGTACCTCGCCGGATTCGTGTTCGGTGTACCAACGCGACACGATAATCGGCGTTGAATTGTCCGTATTAACGACCATGACGGCGGTGTGAAGATAATTGCCGACAACGCCGGACGATACATCTTCGCCGTGTATGCGGAGCGGATATGCGCCATGTGTTAACACAAATCCGCAACAATTCGAGGGATTTATCGACACTTGATGCGCGAATGTGTCATTGACGGTTGTCGTACCGAGTTCACGCCATTCGCCATTGATGTATATTTCAACCGTGCAAATGATTCCTTTGTCACTTGCATTGTTCGGGAATCGATACATCGGGAGGAATTTCGGTGTTGTCGCACCTTGTTGAATGACGGTCGAGGGCGTATAATTCAGCGTTTGTTCCGAACGAATCGTGACATCAACGGCGGTCACGTTGACATTACGCGATGCGGTGCGGTCGGAATCATCATAAGCAATGAATCGGAATTTGCGCGATGATGCGAGGCTGAAATAACGCGATACATCGAACGCGAAATCATCGGTCGAATCTTTATCAGCGGACGCGGCTTGATTCACGCGATATGTTTCGAGCAACGTGTTTGTGTCGCGGTCATACAATTCAACACGTTCGATGATTCCGGATTCAAATTCAACGCCGTTTTTCAACGTGATTGCGCATTTGAATATGATTGTGCCACCGGCTTGACCGTACAACGGTGATTCTTTCGGTGTGATTTCCATGATGACACCCGAACCACCGCCCGAACCGGTGCCAACGGCAAATTGTTTTTGTTCGCCGATGATTTCACCGGCGGCGTTTTCGAGGGCGAGTTTTACGACACCTTCCGTTTCGGCATCGATATTGATTGCGGTCGGAATGTTTTTGAACGCACCACCGGTTGAAAATGCGTCTGTGCCGTCTTCAACCGGGTCATCGGACGTGTTCACCGTTCCACCGTCACCACCACCGCCGAACGGCACCCACAATGCCGCTTCGCCAAAATTGCCAACGGTCGATTGAAATTGACGTGTTTCAAATTTGTTTTCGCCCGATTGATAGGTGATAACAAGTCCGGGTTTCGCATAATCAATGCCGGTCGCGGTCGCGTGTGCTTGCAATGCGGCGATTGCGTATTCGAGGGTGTAAAATTCCGCCGTTTTGCACGCACCGCATAACGCATCGATGTTGATGAGGGTTTCAGACCCGGCACTCATTCCGGCAAGGTCAACCCAATTGTTTTCATTTTTGAACGCGGTTTCATCATTCGATGCGCCGATGAATTGATATGATTTCCACGATTTGTCAGCGATTGCGAATGTGATTTGCACACCGATGTTGTTGAATCCTTTGGCGTATGCGGTTGCGATTGCCGTTTCAAGGGTGTAATAACCCATTGAAAGCGGCGCATCAAAGGTCACGTTATATGTGTTGCCAACGGTTGCCGAACCGCCGAATTTGCGCCAATTATCAACAACCGTGAACGCACCCGATTTGATGCGCTGCCATGATTGCCAACCGTCCGTTGCTTTGAACGTGATAACCGCGCCCTCAATGTTGTATAAGGGTAAATCGGCATGATTGTTGAGCAATACAAGCACCGCCGCAAGATTCGCCGGTGTTTGCAGATTCAATAATTTTGTCGCGTTGATGAATATTCGCGGCGCGATTTTCGCGGCGATTGCGGTCGAGGTGTTGCCGACTGCGGCAACGGCATTATTTGCCGCCGTTTGCGCATTTTCGGCGGCTTCTTGTGCCGCCGCCGCTTGGGTTTGAGCATCACCGGCAACGGATGCGGCATTATTTGCGGCGGTTTTCGCTTCATTCGCGGTTGTAATCGCGATGTTGGCGTTACCTTGTGCATTTTGCGCCATTGTTTTAGCCGTGTTCGCGGTCGTGACGGCATTATTTGCCGCCGTTTGCGCTTGTTGAGCCGGTTGTTTCACACCCTCGAACAAATCGCCGAGCGGAATTTTCACGCCCTCATTTTGTGCATCAACGCCGAGGGTATATAAACCATCGGTTGATGTCGAGGTCGGCAATTCCGATAAACGTTTTCTTTGGTCTGCCATTTGTTGTTGATGTTGTTAATCGTTGAAAAATAGAGTGATTTCGTTCGCTTTGTCGATTGTAAGGTATTCGCCGCGTTCGTGAATGAGCAATGATATTCCGCGCCGAGGACGTATGCGAATCAATGTCGGTTCGCCGTCCGTTTCGACTTCGACAAATGCGAAATCTTCATGCGCGAGTAACATATATTGACCCACCGGGCGATAATCGATGAATGTCAGCACGACCGAAAATTCGCACCAAACACGATTGCCGCGCAAAATATCGAATTTCGACACGTTCATCGATTTGTAATAACATTGATATTCGTTGCCGAGTGCCGAATAATAAAACCGGCGTTCATCGGCATCGAGTAACACGGCGAACAACGCATTGTAACGCCGCCAAAATTCATCGATTCCGGTGCAATTGATAAGACATTTCAACGTTACGTCCTTTGATTTGAATTTGACGGTCGAATTGTCGTATATCACGCCGGAAATGTCCTTTGTCGATATTTTGAGATTTTCACGGACGTTCGCCGCTTTCCGAATTGAATCATCAGTGCCGTCAAGCACATACGAACCGAATTGCGACATATCAATTCCGTCAATTTCATATCCGACTTGCCGAATGTCGGTTTTTCCGAGTGGATAATAATTGCCGGTCGGTATCACCGGAAAATCATCGGCGAATGTCAATGTCAATTTGCCGAGCCGGATTTTTGATTTGAACGAACCGTTTTGCGTCATGCGCAACCGGTATGTGCGTTTCAAATCTTTGAACTCAAACGTGTGATATGCGCCGATTGACAATTCATCGAATAAATCTTCGGCATACCGAACGTTTGTGATGCAGAATTGAATTTGCAATGTGCGCGTGTCGAGTTGCGGTGATGACAGGTCAACCTCGATACCGTCATCATCGAGCCATTCGGTCACATCGAGCGATTTGAAAGCCGGAAATTGAATCACTTGCTTATAACCGCCTTGTTCAACGAATATTCCGTATTCGATGAACGCATCGTGACCGTCTATGAACAACCGATTTTTCATTGCATGATGATTGCGTGTTCGTGAACGTTGACATCGGCACGCGAATATTTGTCGCGTTCGACCTTAACAACCGAATATCCGGCGGCGGTGATGTCGGCGTTCGCACCGTGCATCATCACAACCGTATTTCCTTGCGTTTTGGCGTAGTTTAATCGCGCAAACGTGTTTCCTATCACATACACACGTTTTGCGTCCGTGAGCGCAATTTCTCGCGCATCTATGAACACGCCGTATTGTTCCGGGTGATACGGAATGAATCGGCGAAACGTGTTGATGTCCGGAAATCCGAACGTTGTCATAAATTCGACACCTTGCGGTGCGAATATTTTGTCAATCAATTCGGGCAACGTTTCCGTTCCGGTGAACATATCACACGCGGCGAGCTTTGCCGCCATTTTGTGATGACCGGCACGTTCGCATCGTTGTTGCGCTTTCGATTTCGCTTTCAGCCAATCGGCGTGTACTGATTTGATTAAACGTTCCATGTTTCCGGGTTAATTTTTGAGTTTGATTCCGCGTGTCGAAATGTCATCGATTGTGTCCTTGACATTTTTCACGAGTTTTCGGGTTTCCTTAACTTCATCGGCGGTTTCGCCGGTGTTTTCCTCGATTCCGGATAACCGGTCGAGCATTGCATTTGCGGTTGCGTTCAATTCATTCACACCTTGCACCAATGTGTATGTATGACCTTGAATCGTTGACAATCGGGCGTTGTTTTCATCAACCGAATCTTGCGATGCGGTCGCGATGCCTTTTTGCGCACCCTCACGCGATGCGTCATCATCGAACCATTTGCCGAGCGATTGTGACAATCCTTCCCAAACGGTGTTAAATTCCGCGCCAACTTGATTGATGTCATTCGCGAGATTGTCAGCCGAATTGCGAATCGTGTCGATACCTTGAAACACGCCGTTTTTGAACCATTGATTTTTGTATTTATCGAATATTTCGCCGATTTTCGGTTCAAGGTATTGTGTAATCAACATTCGTTTGAGTATGTCGGCAACGAGTTGATTCGTTGTTTTCGCCCACGCTTGCATTGCGTCCTCACCGGCGGCGGCGGCTTCAAAAAACGCATCACCGAGCGTTTTCGACAAATCTTCGGCGGTGTAACCGATGATGTCCTCCAACATTTCGTTGATGAGGTCAGCCATTTCGTTCGCGATTTCAGCAATTTGATTTTTATAATCTTGTATTTTGCCGGAATCGGATTTCTTTTTACTTGCTTCCTCATTCATTTGCCTTTGAATCAGCAATTGTTGTTCGGCGAGGTTTTCAAGTTTTTGACGTGATTCATCGTATTTTTTTGAACCGAGCGCTTTATTCGCCGAATAATTGACATTCGCCCAATAATCCGCGATTTTTTCAACGGTTTTCGCATAAATTTCACCGGAATATGTCGCACGAGCGAACCATTGCGCCCATAACGATGATTGTGCCGTGATGCCGTGCAACCGCAATATTTCAGCCGATGCGTCCGCATAACATTCACGAACCTTTTCAAGCGCATTGACGGTGTTTTGTTGCAACCGGTTCGCATCGGCATTGTCGAGTTCCCATTGCAATTGGTCGATGCGTTCTTGCAAACGTTCGATTTCCTTTTGTTTTGAATCATCGTTATTGAACAAATTCGCGATTGCCGTTGCGATTTGCAGAGCCGCCGAAATGACGGTCAAAATGATTGATGCCTTTTCGACCGTTGAAATCGATGTTGCGGTCGCTTGTGCGGTCGCTTGTGTCGCAGTTCCGGCGGCATCGGCGGTCGCGGCAACCGATTTCGATACGGATTTACCGACATCACCTATTGCGTTGATAACATCGGCGGTCGCGTCCATAATTTCATCGATAAATTCGAGTGATTTATCCATTGCGTCCGCAACATCATCATCGAACACACGCGCCAATTTTGATGCTTTGCCGCCGAGGTCGGTTACAACGCCGCCACATGATTTCAAATTTGTCGCAAATTGTTTATACGATTTTGTGACCTTGTTATTTGCCGTAACGACACGATTTGTTGCTGCATAATCGGCGGCACGCGCTTTCGTTAATCGCGATGTTGCATTTTCGACACGTTCGGTTGCGGCGGCGAGTTGTGATTCAACATCGGCACGGTCGGCATCATCATCCGACATCACATCGAGTTGTTCACTTAATGCGGCTTGTTCACGCAACGCGGCATTATATTCGTTTTGCGCGGACGTTAGTTCGGCTTGTGCCGGCACGAGTGCGGCAAGCGCATCGGTCAATTCTTGACGTGATGATTTGATGTCGTTAAACGATTTGTGCATTGCCGTGAACGGATTCCGGTTTGCAATTTCGTTTTCCATTGCCGTAATTGCATCTTGAAATGTTTTGATTTGTTCGGCTGACATTTCATTCGATGCGTGCGCGAAATACGTCTTAATTTTCGACAATGCAATTTCGATTGACGGCAATGATTGTTCTTCAAGGTTTCCGAACACGACATCCCATTGAATCGAATCTTTAAATGCGTCCATATCCAACGCCGCGAGTTTCGATTCAAAGAATTTGTGAATATTATCCGTAACGGCATTAAGCGCATCACCGGTGATTTCAGCCGGAATCGAATTTAGCGCATTTGTGTATTGACGCATCAAAATTTCGGCTTTTTGTTCGGTTGTGCCAAATTCATTAACGAATTGGTCGAGATATTTTTGATTCGCATCGCGCATCATGCGTGACGTTTGCGCATGAATCGATTGAATCAATTGTTGTGCCGTTTGACCGACTTGTGTCAATTGTGATTCCGTTGCGGATTCAATATCATCGATGTTCACACCCAATATTTCAGCGACATATTCATCAATCGATTTTTTACCGGCATCGGATTGTTCCCAACCGGTTTCGGTCGCGCCGCTTTGGGTCATATACGCATCATGCAACATTTGTTTGCGTTCTTTCGCGAGTTCATTTATCGAATTTCGCCATGCCGCAATGCGTTGTTCACCGGCATATCGAATTTGCGTGATTTCCTTACCGAGTCCGTCCGATAATCCGTTAATCAAATCTTGTGAAATTTGATTATTCGCATCGGTGATGTATTTCGATACTTGTTCGGCGTACCGGTCAATCGCTTGTTTTTGTTCGCGTGCGGCTTTATCGGCATCAAATCCTTTTCCGGATTTGTTTCCGGAAATTGATTTCGATTTCGGGTCAATATGAACAACATCGAAATGATTTTCTCTTTGGAATCGTTCGAGGTCGGCTTTTTGTTGTTCCATTGCGTCCTTCCAATAATCCGTTTCTTTTTGCGCTTCCTTAATCATGTTTGCACGGCGTTCCTCGTTTGAATCACCGAACCAACGTGCCGGATTATACCACCCACGGTCAAATTCGCCATTTTCGGCTTTGTGCGCAACCTCTAACGCTTCAACATACGCTTCGACATATTTATTCAACAAACCTTGTTGAACGGCTTTCATGCGCAACATTTCGCAATACGCCGGGCCACGTTCCTCTAATACACGTTCCCATTGTTCGAGCGAATCGTAATAACCGAGTGCTTCGCCGTATTTTGAATTGAGTTCATCAACCTTTTTCTTTTCGGCTTCTTTCGACCCGGTGAAATTTTTGCACGCCTTGATGTTGTCATCGAGTGCAATTTTTTCTTGAATATATGTTTTTGCCGCTTCCTCATGAATTTTATTGAGGTCTTGAGTGTGTTTTACGGCATCATCTTCGGCGGTGCATAAATCGACAATCCACGACACGAGTTCACCGACAAGCACAATCAATGCGCCGATACCGGTCGAAATCAACGCCAATTTCAAAATGCGCATTGCTTTCGACAATGCGGTTGTTGCAACGGTTGATGTTGTCATCGCCGCCGTATGTGCATTTGTTGCGGCGGTCGCGCCTTCCGTTGCCGTTACATTTCCGGCTTTATCGGCGGTGTTTACTTCCGTTGCTTTTGAATTTGCCGTTGTCGATGCCGTGTCAACGGTTTCGATTGCTTCATGCGTTTCAGTCGCGGCAATATCTTCCTTTTTTTCCGCGATGTTGTCGGCAAGTTCATCGTTTTCATCGGCGAGTACATCATTACCCTCGCCCATGAGTTTATTCCATATTTTTTTGAGCGAATTGAGTGTGATAAGTGAAAATGCGGAATCTTTGTTTAATGTTTGTTGCAATTGTTGCAATCCCATTGTGATTGCCATTAACGATTGCACTTTCAACATGATTTCGTTCAACCGTTCGTTTTCACCGGCGAACAATCCGATTGCACCTTGTGCCGCGCTGAACGCACCGGCAACACCGGACAAACCCGAAATGACACCGGCGAATTGTGCTTCATCATTCGCGAACACCGAACCGGCGGCTTGTATATCACCGCGAATGTCACGCAAACGTCCTAATTCCTCGATGATTTCACGATAACGTCCTTTCGATTGGTCGAGTGTTTTGCCCTCGCTTTGATATGCGTCAACCAAAGCGGCGGCTTCCATTTCGAGTTCTTTAATGCGTTGTTTTAATGATGTTGTCGCGGTTTCGGATTTTTTCTTTGCGGCGGCATCCTTTTCGGCAGCTTTTGCGGCGGCAACCAACGATTTTTCCTCTTTTTGTAATGCGGATTCTTGTTCACGCGCTTTCGTAATCACTTCACGGCGCACGGCGATGTTTTCTTTGATTGCGTCACGTTGCGCACGCATCGCAATGACATCATCGCGTTTTGACGGAACATTCGCATATTTGTTACATTCTTCGGTCAAACGCGCATATTCAGCCGACAATTCACCGATTGCCGTTTCGTTTTCACGAACAACCCGGTAAATTTCCGCATACGCCTCACCGATGCCGTTCAATGTCGGAACGGCGTTCGTGAGAAAACTAATATCAACCTCCGGAACGGCGGCGTTAATGAGCGATTGAATCCGTGCCGATTCCGTTTCGCAATCGGCGGCAACGCCCATAACCTTGTTTTGGATATGGTCGATTCCGGCATCAAATTCATCGGTTGATATTGCCGCAACAAATGATAATCCGTCCTTTTCGCTCATTTTTTTACAATTATTTCATCTTCGGTTGAATCTAAATCAATATCTTGACACGCATCTTTTGCCGCATCGAATATTGGGGCATTATCGGATTCGGCATCATCGCCGGGCATCGGTACAGCACGACTATACATGATTGCGTTGATGTAACTGATTTCGTGCAATGCGTAATCCGGGGTTGTTCCGAACAATTTCGCGATTCCGAGAACGGTTGCCCAAATGTTGTCGTTTATTCGTTTACCACCTCCGCTTTTGTCGGTTGAATGATGTTTGCCGCGCTTAGGGAAGTGGTAATTGCGAAAAAAATTGTTATCTCATTTTGTTGTAATAATTTGATTATTAACTCATAAATCAATGACGGACGGACGTTCATCATAATTGATTCGCCCAATTCAACGGCACGATTATAAGTCCGGGGTATTTGTTTTTTTCGGCGAATCAACCCGAAAAATTTTCGGGTCGTGACCTCAATCATTTCGGTCGCGGTCACATTTTTTGCGCCGAGAATCAATACACCAATCAATTCACCGATGCGTTTGTAATGTCGTGCATTATGCAACGCGGAATATAGGCGGTTTTCCGGTTCAACTTTCGATTTATCGACAACCGGCAATGTCGCGACAATTTCGCTAACGAGAATCAATGTCGCGAGTGTCGGCGGCGCGATGTCATATTCTTTGCCGTCAATGCCAATAGATGCAATTCGGCGTTGTAAAATTGCCGATGCAACACGACTTTCGATTGATGTGTAATTATCTTTTTCCATGATGATAAAATTTGTTGCCGTGACAGGAATCGAACCCGTTCCAACGGAACCAAAATCCGTTGTGCCAACCGTTACACCACACGGCAAAAATGCGAGTTTCACCACCAACCCGAAAGGACGTCTTTCCGTTTGTCATCACCGGTTGTTAATTGCCGGTTGTTTTGATTTCCGTTGCGGTTTTGATGTTTTGTTTATCGGCGGCTTTCACGCGGAAAAAGCGATAAAGTTCATCATCTTCGCACGGCAGGATTTTGAACGTGAGGTCAACATACGAACCCTCTTCCTCGGAATGTCCGGGATGGAATTTAACGTGTGTGCGGCGTGCTTTGAGACCTTTCGCACCGATGTTTTTCGGTGTAACTTTGAGCGAAAAATCATCATCGACCTTGTTCGTTTTGACAACGAGTTCGCCGTCTTCGTTTTCTTCCGCACCGGTGAATAGTCCTTCGGTATCGAAATCCATTTCCTTGACACGGCACGTTACCTCGATTGTGGGTTCGGATTCTTCTTCGGCAACGGTCACGCCGCCGGTTGCTTTCGCTTCGAGCGTGTCACCGTCCGTTGTAGTCAATGATGTCGATTTATCGTTGATTGTGCCGACCGAAAACAATGTTGTTGCCATTGCATCGTTTTCGCCGGTTTTACCGGCTTCGATAATGACCTCAGACCACGACATGATAACTTTCTTGCGTTTCATATTCGTTTTGTGGGTGTTAATTGTTTGTTAATCGTTTGAATTTCAATCGGGCAACAACCAAATGTTGCTCGATTTCAACATTGAGTGTCGAATACGGTGTGCCGTCCGTTTCAATGAGATATTCGGTATCATCGTTGTTGCGAACGAAATCAATGATTGATTCCTCGATTTCACCGATGCGCGTTTTGTCCGGCACTTTGCGTCCGTCTGCCCAATCAATATCCGGAACATAAATGTGTAAAAGAACGATGCCCGATTGTGTTTGCGCGTCAATCCCGGCGAGGAATTTGACAATCGCATCTTCGGTCACAGCGTTCGCCGGACGCATTTCGGAACGGTAAACATCACCGCGAATATTTGCGCCTATTGGCGAATTTTTGATGAACGTGAAAAAATCACGTTCGATTTGTGATTCGGTTTTCATCGTTTTTCAATAAATTTTCCGAGTAATTTATCAAGCAATTTTTCCGCTTCGAGTTGTGCATCGACCAACACACGTTTTCCGTGAACGTTTTCGACATACGCCGCATATTCCATTCCGGCGCATACAATCAGCACACATCCATAAGGGTATCGCGCTTTTAATCGTTCAAGGAATTGTTCCGCTTGCCGTGCGCCCTCATTGCCGTCACCACCGATTTTTTGTTTCGCGACATAATCCGAACCGTCTTTGCGTTTCCGATGTACGTCACGCACTCCGGGGGCAACCGTTGTCCGTTGTGCCGTTGTTTGAGTCACGACACGCCCACCGTTGAGAATGATGTAACCGATTGAACTGCGTAGATTGCCGGTGATGTCGTTGTAATCACCGCGTTCGCGTGCGATTGTGATACACGATTCGCCGATGAATTGTAAACTTGTCAAAATGCGATTTATCGCATCTTTCCGCGCCATTTGTAATTTAGCACGCAATTTGCGTTCATCACATCGTGATACAATTACACCGGTGAATTTACGTTTTGCCATGCGTCACACATCGATTTGAACACGTCCAACGGTCACGTTCGGCACGACCGACAACACGAAATATTCACCGAGCGATTCACCGCCACGCACAAGGCGCACGCGCTTGATGTCGGCATACACATCAATGTTTCGATGTGCATTGCGTTCAAACAACACGACAAACGATGCTTGACGGAAAACGCCGTCTTCGTACCGTCCGCGCCGCGTGTCGGTGTTGGTGCGAATCGAACAACGAATCGGGTCGCTCCATGATGTTACCGGAGCAACCGGTTCGCCGTAATCATTCACGCCGCCACCGGTGATTATTTCGTATTGCAATGTGCCGTTCGTTCTCATATCCGGTCACTCAATAGAGGTTTGATGCGTCATCAATAACCCTCATAAAATCCGCGATGACATCTTCGGCATCAACACCGTACACGTTGCACCAATACATCAGCGATTTTTCAACGGCATCTTGCATGACTGCGGTCGATATGCCGTTTTCGCTTCGCGATGATTCGATGTAACCGCGAACCAAGCCAACCGCAACCCGGAAGATTGATTCATCTTTCGGGGTCGCGGCGGCGTTTACGTCAATGCCCTCATTGAACAACGCAAATTCAAGCGTTGCATCATCGGGGTAAAACGTGTTCGCGATTGCGTTGCACAAATTCCGTAATGCTTCGATGTTTGTCATCGTTTATTCGGGTTTTGTTTTGAGGGTATAAATGCCGTTCATTTCGGTGATAACCGGGAGCGAAAGGGATTCCGCCTTTGTGAACTCGACACCCTTTGAATTGGTGGTCGCACCGGCACCCCATTGTGATACAAGAACACGACCGTGATTCGAGTATGCAACACCGGGTTCGGGTTTGATTTCAGCATCGGCGAACGCATTTTTGATGACACCGAGTTTGCCGTCCGGAATGAACACGAGGTTGTCGGCGTTCCATGGGTTGTAAGGTGTCGCTGATTGACCCTTTTGAATCTGCACAACGCGGCGAACCGGCTCAAATTCCGGGAATCCGTTTGTTGACATAAATTCATTGAGGTCGCGGAGCAATACCGGTTTCGACTTTTTATCCGAACCGTTAATCATCAACTTCATGTTTGCCGAACGGCAGATATATGAAATCAATGCAGGTGCGGCGAGGATTTTGCCGAACGTCACCTTGTCGGATGCGGCATCGAGGATTGCCTGAATATCCTCGAAACAATCAACGGTGTTGATGTTCGCGAGCGTCCAACCTTGCGTTGCAGTTGCAATGTTTGTTGACGGTTGATTGAAATCGATTTTACCGCGCACACCGCCTTCGGGGTTCGTTGTTTCATCGAGGGTGAAAACACCTTCGTTCGACAATGCGCCGAGGAAAATCATATCGAGTTTGCCGAAAACCGACTTAACAACGGTATCGACATCACCCCACATGAGTTTGATGAGTGCTTGCTTTTTCGCGGCATCGGGAAGCGATTTTGAATCGAGGATTTGCAGAATCTTACGATACGTTGCCGTTTTCATCGGAACGGTCAGCGCGTGCGTAAGAATCGATTCTTTGAGGGTTTCAAGACCGGCAGAACCGATGATAGGTTCGTTCGACCCATCGCCGATTGTCGCGGCGGCAACCGTGATGTTGTATTTGCCGATGATTTCCTCAAAATCGAGTCCGATTGTGGGGCTATCCCAATCAAGGAATCGTTCAACCCACACGTTGTCGTAAAGCTGTTTGTTCAGCTTCGACACGGCATCGAAACGAATCTGAATTTGTTTTGTCAGTTCGCCGAATACCGATGAATAAAATAATTTGTCGGGCATGATGAATCGGGATTATTGATTGATGAAAAGAATGTTGGGGTTTGATTTGAGGCACGCGCCGTTGAGCCATTCGGGGAGGACGGGGGTTGCGGCGGTTGACGGAATCAAAACGAGTGCATCATACGCCGCATCGAGCGTGTTGATGCCGGTTTTCTTAAATTCCTTGTCATTTGCCGAAATCATGTTCGGGGTGTATTTCGGCGCAACGGTTTCGTTTTCGCCGAGTGCATCGGATTTTGTTTCAACGATGATGTCATCGGCTTTGACACCGGTCATCGCGGCATCGAACGTGATAACATCATAATCGGCGTTGTCGGATGCGATTGATTTGACCGTGCAAACCTTTGTGCCACCGTTCACGCCAACGGAATCACCGGGCGCGAAATAATGACCTTTCATCACACGGACGGCGGTTGTGGTGCCACCGTTCACAACACGTCCGGTTTTGCACACGGCGGCGGACATATTTGTGAAATCAACGCAAAGCAACGCGGCGGTTCGCACCACCGTTCCGATTGTAATTTCGTTTGCCGGGTGAAAACCGCCGGGCAACACCTTACATTCACCACGCCATAATTCGGGGAAGTGTCCGGAAATGGATTCGGTATTGAACTTGATACCCATTTTGTGTTTTGTGTTTTGAGGGTGAAAAAATGCGGTCATCAATTACGGTCGGGAAGCGATTTCGCCCACGCTTCGGCATCGGCGATGTCTTGCGCTTCGGTCGAACCGCCCTCATGCGCGTGACCTTTCGGCACGAGGTTGTGATTTACCAAATCTTGTTTCAGCGATGTGAGCTCTGCATCGATGTCGGCATCATCGGCGAATGTCATGCGATTTACAAGATAATCGGGGATGCCGAGTGATTTGGCTTTTGCGGCGATTGTGGCGGTGCGTTCCGATTTCGCCTTTTCGGCTTTCAATGCCGCATTTTCGGACGCAAGCGATGCGAGTTGTGTTTGCATCGCTTTCGCCCATTCGGGCATATCATCACCGGATTTGCCGCCGGGTTTTTGTTCACCCTCGCCGTCACCCTCGCCGTTGCCGGTCGATTGTTCGGTCGATGGCTTGCGTGATGTCTTCCTCGTTGTTTCCGCTTGCATCGCCTTTGCATACGGAACGAGCGAATCCACCGCCGCGTTAATATCATCATCGGACGCATCATCTTTCAATGATGTCGTTCCGATTTCGGTCAATTCATTGAGGGCTTGTTTCGACAGCCCCATGTCCTTGCACTTGATTTCGAGTGCCGATAAAAACTTTTTTTTCATATATCGCGATAATGTTTGATGTCGTTGTGATGCGCAAAGATAGCAATAATTTTCGGAACGATACCTATTAAATACCGATTTTTGATGAAAAATTATTTTTCGATTAACTTGTTGATTTCTTTGGCAGTAAAGAGAAATCCCAAATTTTGACCTAAAAAAGTTGCCGAAAAAGTTGCCAATATCCCAAATAAGACATAAATTTGCACCGTCAACAATAAACAAAACGACATTTAACAGATACCGATATGACGCTCAAACAAATCGACAAACAAATCGAAACGGCAAACAAGAACATTGTCAAGTACGACAAGGCGGTTGAAATGTACCGCAATCGCGCAATCAATGCTATTGCAAAGGTTAACAAACGTTACGGCATACAAATGACCCTCGACAACATCACAATCACCAAAAGTCAATATGGTTCATTTGATGCCACCATTGCAAAACAATTCGACAACATCATTGATTTTTCGGATTCATGTCGCATCCGTACCGCCCTCGAATACATGACCGAAAACGAACATAAGGCATCAAAGGAACGCACCCGCATCTGTGAACTAATCAAGACCCGCGATGCGCTTACAAAGGCAATCAATGATAAAGAAAATGCAAATGCCCCCATTGAATCGGCGTTGCACAATGTGATGTCGAATTTCCGCATCGAATGGTTTAACAGAATGATTAAATGGCACGGAGAACATTACGATTACATGAAATCAATCGAAGATGATGTTCGCGCTAAACGTTCGGCGGCTTATGCCGACAAACAAACAACATGGCGCATTCTCCCAAGATTTGCATCACCTGAATATAAAGATGCCGAAAGGCGTTACACCGAATGTGGACGAATCCTTTCCGATATGGTGTTCAGAGTATCAAATAAAGATGAATACATCGCAAATATTCGTGAAGTACTTGCCGCAACTTGGGAAAATGGAATTAAAATTCTTGCCGATAAAGTACGCACGTTCGGTATTGATGAAACATCAATCGAAGCATCTGCCCCCAACGTAACTGAAAAGGGTTTTGAAACATATTTACACGATAACAAAACACGCACACTTCATGCTCGCGTAATTTGGGCGGCTGAACATTCCGTCATAGTCACTCCACACACACGTTACATCGTGACCGAACGCAAAATTTAATAATCACCGGGGGCAACATCACCGGTTGCCCCCACAACAACGCAAATGACAATGAAAACAATCGATGAAACAATGAATATCCTTTCCGGGTCGAAACGATATGATTTCGGATATAACGAAAACGGCATGATGTCCGTTTTGACCGTCACGGATTATTACACCGGTGAATCGGTATCACTCGACCTTTCACGGTTGACACCGGAAATGCTCGATGAATTGCAAGTCGAGGATTCCGACAATGAAGATTACGAATATTAACATCAAATCATCATCGACATGACAACAACATCAATCAAAACCGACCTCGTTCGGTCGATACTCGACAAACTCAATACATACGAACGTGAACAAAACAATTGGAATCATTCATACGATTGCATCACCGTAATCGTTCGTGACCTCGAAACGGTCGTACCGGGAGCAAACGCAATCGAATGTTCGTTGCGCAACGGTCGATGCGCATTGCGTTTCATCAACGCAACAAAATCGGTTTACGGAACATCAATCGCCGATGAAAAACGCATCACAACTTTCGACAAATTGTCGCGTGATGAACAACGCCGGGTTGCCGCGTTCATTGAATCACTTGAAGCAATCGGAAATGTGCAAGTGTTTTCAAATTCGATTTGGTATGCCGGTATGCGTCCGGCACCACATACGGAAACCAAAATGGAATTCAATCGTACCGCCGACACAATCGAATTAAACGCACGTTTGCAAATCGTGCGCCTCGATGATTTCACATTCGACACACCGAAAGGACACGCAACCGTTCGCGGTTGGGGTTTCCTCATTCCCGGAATGGGATTCGTGAAATTCAAACACGATTCCGATGCCGTTCCTTATGCACCGTGCGGCGGTCGCAAAGCACTTGAATCAATCATCAATGACGGCGGTTTCGTTTCATACGATGACCTCGAATTTGTCAACCCGGTGTTCAATCCGTCCGAAATACTAATCGTTCAATATCACATGATGAAAATGAAACACCCGGACGCGGTGTTGTTGTTCCGAATCGGTGATTTTTACGAAACATTCGCCGATGATGCAATCACCGTTTCGGAAATCACCGGAATCACGTTGACACGCCGTCCGAATGAATATCGCACCGGAACAATCGAACTCGCCGGATTCCCGAAACACGCACTCGATGAATATATGCGTAAAATCGTGCGTGCCGGTAAACGTCTTGCGATATGCGAACAAATGGAATCACCGGTGAAAACCGTTAAACGCGGCGGCAAATAACATGAATCATTAACCGGGTGCGGTGAACATGAACACCGCACCCACAACAAACACAATCATGCAAAATTTCATCAAAGAATTGCGAAAAATCGAGCGGAAATTTTTCGCGGAAATCAACAATCAAGGTTATAAATACGATGAAGATTCATATTTCATCAGTATTCGTAACGGCGTTTTAGAACAACGCATCGAATGTTTCGATGATAACGATGATGTCGTTGTCATCACGCAAGAAATCGAACAAAGTGACGGCGAGTTGACCGCGCTTGGCACACACTATCAATATTGAATCACGAACATCAATCAACGCAATGATGAAAAACTATAAAATCCCACGAATCAAAATGATGTACGTTTCGGATTGCACGCAAGCAACCGAACGAATCATCGGCAGTGCCGACACCGCCGAAATGTTCCGGCAATCATTCGAGCCGGGCGAAATCGAAATGCAAGAGTATTTCAAAGTGATGTATTTGAACAAATCGAATCGTGTCATCGGCATACACACCGTTGCAATGGGTGGCACCGATATGACAGCCGTTGATGCGCGAATCATTTTCGGCGGCGCATTGACCGCGAAAGCGACATCAATCATTTTGTGTCACAATCACCCCTCCGGCAAAGCTCAACCGTCAATTCAAGATGACAACCTCACGCGCAAATTGTATGACGGCGCGAAATTGCTCGATATGCACGTTCTCGACCACATCATCATTACAAAATCCGGTTTTTTCAGTTATGCCGACAACGGCAAATTGTATTGACATCGCGTGCGCCGGATTCATCACCGCTTTTCCGGCGCACATAATTCGCGATTGTGCGCGTTTTCGCGCATCGGACAATAAAACATACATTCAACCGCACAAAACGCGAGGAATCGCGAGAAAATGCGTAAATTTGCATATTCAAATTATTTCACCGCATGATAGCATCGAAAGTTGTTCACATACATTTCAACGATACCGGCATTGATGATTATTTTTCATCAATCAAAGCCGTGTTTCAACATTACACACCCGATGACATCGGTTTGCAATACCGGTCATTGGTGAACGCATTACATGATACCGGCGTTTATGAAAATAAACGTGTGTCCGTCAAGGTCGGCAAAATCAAATCATCGACATCAAAACCGAATCCGAAATGAAAACGAAACAAATCCCGATTAAGGTGCAGCAATCATTCAAAACGTTGTCCGTGATGTACGGCGGCGAAAACATCGCACACATCGGACATCGCGCCGGTGCGGATTATTATATGTTCCGATTTCCGGATGACACCGACACCGGTTTTCCGAACGTTGTCGCATATAAAAACGGAAACGTCACGGAAATCACCGGATTCGATGCGGTCAACATCGTTGCGTCATTTAATCCCGAAGATTGACCAAATATCATATTCTTTGCCTAAATGCGTGCATTTACGTTTCAACAATTTATTATCGACACGCATGATGCCGCGCACGGAATCGACCTTTGTTCGACCGCCGTTGCATAATTCCATGATGTCGCGTTTCATCTTGCCGCTAAAATGTTGCGGTTCGATATATGCCAATGTGCCGTCCGCGAATCGCTGAATAATCGTTGCGTGTGCGCCGCCGCCTTTCCACGCGATTGTGGTGATGTAAATTCCCGGTTCTTTCGTTGCTTCATCATAAAATTCTTTATATCGTTTGGCGGTCATTTGTTTACCGCCTTTCGCATCAAGCCAATCACGATATAATGTCGGTTTTGCCGGTGTGCCGTCCGCGTTTTCCCAAATATCGAATGAGTGACTGCGCGAAATCCATTCCGGAACAGAACCGGGCGTGTTACCGGTTGCAACGACATTGAACCCTTGCGAACGCAAAACGTATGTCGGTGCGCACGTTTGACAATTTATGCTATACGGCGAATTGTATTTGTAATTCGGATTCGCTTTTTGTTCATCGGCTTCACGCAACGTCATCGGCACGCCACGTTTCGTTTTCATCGCCTTTTCCATTTCGGCAAATCGTTTCCGTTGTTCATCGGTGAATGTCAAACACGATGTATGTTGTTTTTTCAATTCATCGATGAATTTTTTTAGGTTCGCCAAATCGCCCTCGAATCCGGCAATGTCGTGATTCAAGCGTGCTTGTCGCATCGAATTGATGTATGCGTCAACTAATGCGTTATCGGGTTCATAACGCGCCGCTTCGAGCGTATAATCGCGAATCACCTTTTGTTGCCACCGCATTTGAATATCGGCGATTTGTTCCGGTGTTCGAGCGGCGTGACGTTCATCGGCGATTTGTTGCGGCGTGCGGTTGTCGGTCGGTTTCGGCGGTGTTTCCGGCATTGTTGTTGATTCCGATTGTCGCGCCGGTTGCACCGGCATCGCGTCCGGATTCAATATGCGGTCAATGATTCCGGCGTTGTTGCGCACAAAATACGGTTCAGTGCCGCGTTCGCGTGCCGCCGCGATGTTTTCGGCGTTATCATTGACCCACGATTTGAAATTGTCCGGATAATCGGTGATGCGCCGTGAATCCGCGATTTTTTTCAATTCGTTTTCCCAATCATCATGTGACATTATTTCCGCGATTGTGTCGGAATCAATCATTATCGGGGTAACGAAACAAAAACATTGCGGATGCCAACCGTCAAACACAAAATCAACCGGATAATCACCGGCGAGTTTGTCGCAAATATCCTTTTTCGGGTGATTGCGCGACATTTGCACACGCTGACCGATAACGAAATCCATTTGTTGCCAACGTGCGTTATCGGCACGGCGATACGCGATGTTCGTTTCGGTGCGTGCGACACGCATCGCGTTCATTGCCGCCGATTTATAATAACCGCGTCCTGTCCATTGGTCTTGATACGAATCTTTGTCGTAATCGATGAACGTCACCTTGCCGGTTGCCGGGTCAATGACACGTTTTTTCCATTTGCGCCGCCATTCGCCGGTTTTCGGGTCTTTATACCGGAATCGGCGAAACATCAAATCGGGGTCATTGAGGTATTTACGGACATCGCGTGACATTCGCGCCGCCGATGTTCCGTCACCAACGGCAACGGTTATCGCGATTTCCATTTCATCACGCAATTGACGTGTTGATTGCCAAACACGGTCACTTAGGTTCAATCCCGATTCGGAACGTGCAATGAACGCACGCATCGCCGCACCGTTTCGTTGCGTCCATGCGCCGAACTCCGGATTTTCGAGAACCTTTTTACCGAATGTTGTTTGAACGATTTTATCACATTCAGCGTTTGCCGTTTCCCATTCGAGCCGGATTCCTTGTTGTATCGCGGTTGTCGCAACGGAATGAAGATGACGCAAACACCGTTCGACTTCGGCACGCATTTTTTCGGTTTGCGCATCGAACGAAAACATTTCGCCGTCCTCGATGACCGGCAACGATTTATTCAATTCGATAATTCGGTTCACGGTCGCGGCAAACATCGCACGCACTTGTTCGGCGTATGATTCCGTGCGTGCAATGCGTGCGAGTGTGCGGTTTTGGGGCGTGCTATACGATTTCTTTGCCATAGATGATATATTTGTTCATTCGGTTATTTATCGCCGTGAGAACGCGCCGATTTGCGTTTATCATCGGGCGATTCATCTTCATCATCGAAATCGCCGACAAAATGACCGGGTGCATCGGACGGAAACACGTTGAATCCGCATGGGCGGCGTGCGCGTTCATCTGTGTCGATGATGATACGTTTGAACAAGGTCACGCCGAACACATTGATTGTTGTGATTTCGCGATTATTCCGGTATGTTGTTTGTCGGAAAATTATCGGATTCATTTTTTATCGGTCTTTTTTTTGCGTTTGTCATCATCGGCATCGTCATCATCTTCATTTTCGCCGTCCGGGTATGATTGTGGACCCGCGCCCATGCTGAACAATGATTGTTGTTGTTTAACCGCTTCGGCTTTTTCGGCGGCAATGCGTTCTTTTTCGAGTGCGACATCGGACACCAACGGATTACGTTCGATTGCCGTTTCATTTGAAAGGAATCCGGCATCAACGGCGGTCGAAAGGTCTTGCAATGCGGCGGCAACGTCCTCGCCGAACGGTTCTTGCCAAACGTGCTCAACTTGCAAATTGTCGCATTGTTCTTTCAACGACACATCAAGCACATTGCCGATGATTGCCGTGATGAGTGATGCGGTGCGGTCGAGCAATTCATCGTGCGATTCCTTGTTTTTCGATGCCTTGATGTCGGCAAGCATCATCACCGTGCGCAACGCCTTTGCCGACAACTGCGAAATTTGTTTCAGCGTGTCGAGGGTGATGTTCGGCGTGAATGATTTCGACAAAATGTGTGATTCCAACATTTCAAGTTCATCACGTTTCGATTCCGGCATCGCATCCCATGTGACATAGTGCATCGCGTTTTGAATACCGTCTTTGCCGTTCGCGAACAATGATTTGTTCGGGGTGTCCTTATCCGGCAAATTCTTGATGATGTCGGCGTTATACACGGCGATAGGGTCGGCGAAATAATCGTTTGTATCTGCCGAACGTGACACGATGTGTTCCTCGCGGTCAATGAGGTATTGCACGCCTTCCCATTCGCGCTCTTGCTGAAATAGGATAATCGGAATTTTGCCGATGAAATTCACTTCCGGCACGACTTCCCAACCGAGCGATTTTTTCGTGCATCGATAAATCACATCGGGCGTGAATATGTCGAAATGATAAACGATTTTGTCTTCGGCTTCGCGGACGTTGTAACCCCACGCGATGCTGATGATGTTTTCGTATTGGTCCCAACGAACGAAAATGTCATCACCCTTTGATTTTGCGAGGACACGAATTTGCACATCGGGGTTGCCGTCATTGTCGCGGAACACGCGGAACAACATCGCCGATTCGGTTTCTTTTCCGGCGATGCGCTTGCATTGACGTATTTTTGCGTTGAACCGGGTGTGTTTCAGCACGTCTTGAAACGCGGCGAACGCATCATCGGTGTTGTCGCTTGTTTGCGTCCATTTCACCGGTCTGCCATACATGAACACCAACGCGATTTCGTTGATGTATTTTTGATGTGGAATCGGCAATTTCCACACCGGCTTTTTGTCGCGCATTTTGCCCTTTTTGTCAGTGATGATTTTGTCGGGGCGAAACATCACATTGTGCGTTGCGATGTCATATTCGCGCATCGCTTCGTTGATTTTCGATGTGCGCGTTTGCATTTGGTCTTTGATGCGTGAAATGTCACGCGCCGCAAGCAATTCATCAAATTCTTGCTTACGACCGACTACGGCGTTAATGTAGTTCGTGATAAAATTGAATAATTCCATATATTTGAGGGGTGTTAATGTTATCCGAATAAGGTTATTTCATCGTAATCGATGCCGTCATCATCTTCATACAAATCGTTTATCGCATAGCCGAGAATATCGACAAATTCATCATGGTCTGCCGCCGGAAATGCACACACTTGATTCAAAAAATCTTCATTCCACGAACCCTCGACCATGAACACGCGCCCACATTCAATGCGCGGTGATACGACACGGAAACGAACCTCTTTGTCATCGGTCGGGCTTTCCGTTTCGCGAACGTTGAGTGTTGTCGAATCTTTGAGCATTTGCACGACCGACACGCCGTTCGCTTTCGGTTCGATATGTAATATTGATTCGGCGTTGCCCTCATGTGCGGCGATGTAATCCGGAATGAACCGTAATAAATCGGGCATTTCTTTCCACACCGACATTGCATCATACAAATAAATGTCGTTCCGGATTCGGCACGCGGCGAGTATGCCGGAGGGGTCATTGTCACGTCCGGACGCTTTTTTCTTTTTATATGCCGTATCGAGATAAAAGTGCATCGGCTCGTTGTATCGCAATGCACGAAATTCAGCCATTGAAATACGGCGAAACCAATCGCGCTTAACGATGTTACCGCCCTCGATAACCGGTCGTTGTTGATACAATGCGCTGAAATCACGCGGTGAACGTGATTTTTGTTTCAGCAATTTCGCGAGCGAATGTTTTTGCGGCCACAACGCATCACCGACATGACGTTCGGACATCAAATCGCCGTCATTGTCGCGTTCACATATCGCCGGAATCACGATGACCGTCCAATCTTCCGGTTCGGCTTTCAATATGCGTCCGGCAAGGTCATCTTCATGCCACCGGGTCATAATGAACAATTGTCGTGAATCGTTGTGCAAACGTGTTGTCAAAACGGTGTTGTACCAATCCCACACACGCTGACGGATTGTCGGTGATAATGCTTCCTTTGCGTCCTTTACCGGGTCATCGATGATTGCGATGTCAACCGGCGTTCCGGTCAAACCGCCGCCGACACCAACCGCTTTGTAAAATCCGGAATGACCCACCGTTTCAAAATAATCGGTGTTGCGAATGAACGCACGTTGTCGGTCATCATGTCCGGTTGAACCGTTCAACCACGTTTCCGGGAAAATCGTTTGATATTCGCGTGAATCGATTGAACGTTGAATCGACAATGAGAATTTTTCAGCAAGGTCGGCAGAATACGAACAACCGGCGATTTTGAGATTCGGGTCACGACCCAACGCCCACGCCGGAAAATTGCGCGACACGATTTCCGATTTGCCGTGTTGCGGCGGCACGAATATCATCAAATTTTTGATTTCACCCTCAAATAATTTTTGACACGCATCGGCGATGACGCGGTGAAACCATTGCAATTGATATTTCGGATTCGAGTAACACAAAAACGATGCGAGTGATTGCGGAGCTTCGAGCCGTAGCCGATGCCGCCGCAACCGCATTAACCGTTTTGTGTCACGTTCCGAAAGTGCCATTATTTTTTGTGCGTTGATTCAAGGTGATTTATGAAATCATCCAATACCGAACGGATTCGTTTCATTTTGTTGATGAAATCATCATCGGTGTCATACGATGCTTTGTGTATGTTTGCAGTCACATGACAATCCGACACACGAAAGAATGTCGAGTGATACGGTTCGTTGTCACAATCGAGCAAATCACCGTCATACGCAACAATGTTGCCGGTTGACGGTGAATCCGGGTCATTGAGCCATTCACGCCGAATGTAATTTGTGTTCCGTAATTTTTTCATCGGAATTTATTTTTGCAATTTTTCAAGCCGTGCGATTTCGGCGTTGATTTCATCGAGGGTCATATTTTCATCGCCGTCCGGTTTTGATACGGTGATGTTATCGCGCAAACCGAGGTCACGCGCAATGATTGCGGCGTTGTATATGCCGACAGCCGCGCCGTCAAATTTGACATCGGCGCAATATTGATTTATCGCTTCGATAACTTTTTCATAATCCGCACCTCGACGGCGTGACGGCAATTTATACCACGCTTGATGTGACATTCCTAACCACCGGCGAACGAAATCAAGCACTTTCGGTGGGCGCGGATAACGTGTCACACGTTTTTGTTGCGTGCGTCCGGTGTTTTCGGATTGTCGGCGATAGTCGGATTCAAGTTCAATCGGGTTTTGTTTGAGGTCTTCGATGTATTTCACGAACTCTTCCGCGATTTGTTCCGGCGTGTATTTCGGTTCTTTCATTTTGAGGTTCGCAAACGATTTGCGGACATCGGGATAAAATTCAGCCATGACGTTACGGTTTTGGGGTTGATGATTGGGGGATATACTCGAATGATACGGTGATTCGATTCGCCGATGTCGAACCTTTGACCGTTTTGTTGTGAATGTGTCCGTCAATCGAACCGCGTCCGGCACGACCGATGCGTGTTGTGCGCCATTTCGGTGAATGTGCGCGTGCGAATATCATCGCCGGATTCGATGTTGTCGAAATGTACGTTTTGCCCTCATCGGCGAACATTTGCGCGATTGTGTCTGTGAACGCCGAACCGATGCCGACACCTTGAAAATCGGGAAATATGACGGTGCGATGTCCTTTCCATGTGTTTTTTTTGAACGGATGCGGAAACGGCAACACGGCACAAAATCCGCACAAATCACCGTTACACACGGCAATGAACACACGCGCCGCCTTGTTGAATGAGTGACTTAAATAATGATGCTTTTTGAATATGTTCCAAAAATATTCCTTTCGTTTTGTTTCGTAGATGTCGATGCGCAATTCGGGTCGATTTTTTTTTTGCGCTTCAACATCGAGCAGTTGAAACGTCATGTCATCGGTATTGAAAACCCAATCCGGCATTAACCAATCTTGCACATCGTAATGACACGTTACGGCGATGAATCGCGATTGTTGTCGGCGTATTGCCTTTTGAATAGCGAGTGATGATACACGCGCAACATTGCGGTCAACAACCGATGTAAATTCATCGAACACGAACATTTCACGGTTTTCGAGGATTGCGCGTGCGATTTCGCAACGCATTTTTTCACCGTTCGACAACACGTCAAATCGTTTCATCCATGACGGCGGCGAACTGAATCCGACTGCGGTCAATATTTTCGTGATGTCCTTGACCGATACACCCTGCGGCATATCATCGAGAATGTTGTCGTGCGTCCAATCGAATCCGGACACAATGCAATCGCCGAATAATTCGCGTGCGATTGTTGTTTTACCCGAACCGGAACGACCGACAATTAAACCGATGTTCCACGTTGGGGGCAACGGAATTTCACCGATAAATCGTTCGGTTGTTTGCGATTGTTGCAAATCGTATTGACCCATGACCGATTTGACACGGAATGATTCGGTCGGGGTGGCTTCTCTTACAATGTCAAAAGTCGGCATTTATATCCTTGTTCGTTTAAGTAATTGAATAATTCTTCTTGTGTCGCTTCATCGCCGCAATCGATTTCGATTTTATATTCGAGGTCGATGCGGTCGGATAAATCTTTATCGCCGTCACCCTTTCCGGGAATTTTCACGCCCCAATCATTGAGGTCGTTTTCATTCCATTCGTTGGCGAGTAAATCCCAATCCCATTTACCGAAATCGCCGTTATCGAGGATTGTGTATGCTTGCAACCGTTCGACCGGCGTTTCACGCGGAATCACGATGCACGGCGCATCGGTCACGTTCAATTCGGACATTGCACGGTATCGCATATTGCCGCCGATGATGATGTATCGTTCACCGGCATCATCGAGGGGGTAAACGAGCAAACACCGCCAACCGAGCATTTCGGGGTATGCGGCGATGTCGTTTTTGAGTTTTTCAAATGCCTTTTTGCGGATTTCGCGAGGGTTTTTCGGTAATCCGGGCAATTGACCGTCATTCAGCTCGACACACGACATCGGCAACATCGTGAATTGCGATATGTCAAGTGCCGGGAGATTGTTTTTGAATTGTTCGTAATTGTCGCTCATTTGCGTTGTCGTTGTTATGTTGATGTTTATTAGAGTGCAACATCGGACAATGCGCGTTTTTACGTTTTGAGCGCAATACGGCACATTAACACAATATTACACGACTGCAAAGATAGCAAAAAATAATCGAATAAGGTATTTAATAAGTACCTCATTCGATTAAAAAAATTTGAATCACGCGATTTTTATGCGTTTTCGGGGGTCGTAACGTTGAAAATGTAGGTTTTGATGTCCGTGATGAATTGTTCAACACTTCGCACGATGATGTATTTGTAACCGTGTTTTTCCACGTTTTTTTGAAACACTTTTTGCGTTGGTGATTGTCTGCCGGTCGGTGTTTTGAACTCGATGCACAATCCGTGATATTGATTATTCGGGTGTAACAATAACATATCGGCAACACCGGCGGTCACGCCCTCGCCTTTCATTATCGCCGCTTCGGTTCGATTTCGTGCGCCGCCGTTACCGACTGCAAAGAATACCGGGCGTAAATCCGGATATTGCAACGTGAACCATTTGACGCACGTTTTTTGTATGTTCGATTCGATGTGTCGCATGATGATATTCGATGTTATTTAGAACGGAGGGTCGTTAGGGTCGTTGTATTGCGATTGTTCCGGATAGGTTGTCGATGTTGATGTCGATTGTGTCCGGCGGTCGAGTAATTGAACGATGTCGGCGGTGATTTCGGTCACATAACCTTTCGAGCCGTCCGTTTTATCGAACGACCGTGTGTGAATCGAACCTTGCACGAATAATTGTGCGCCTTTGCGGACATATTGCCGAACGAAATCGGCGGTGTGTCCGAACATGACAATGTTGTGCCATTCGGTGCGCTCCGGAATAACCGTGCCGTCTTGTTTTTTGATTTCGCGGTCGGTCGTTGCGAGAACAATCGATGTCATCGGTTTTCCGGTGCGCGTTTGTACCGGTTTCGGTTCATCACCAACGAACCCGATTAACTGAACTTGATTCAATGATGCCATACGTTATATTTAATTATTACGTTGTATATATTATTTATTATATTTAATATTACGTTTAGATTAACATTATCGCGTGCGTGTATATGCGTGCGCGAGTAACGGCGTTTCCTTGCGATTTGGCGCGTTTCATTGTTCGGGTGCATCGAACAAACCGGGTTGCGGTTTTAACGCCGTAGGCGTGCCTATTTGTGCGTGAACACGGTCAATTTCCGCATCGATTTCGGATTCGAGCCGTTTCGATTGTTGCAAATCCGATTTCCGGCGGTATTTGAAATAGTCGCGCTGATATTTGCGCATCAACGCGACTTTATCGAAAAACGTGCGTGCATCCATTATTCCGGGGATTCGTTTTCGTTCACATCGCCGGACGTGCCGAGTTTCGCATCATACACATCGAAGATTTTCGTTTCAACGATTTCGGCGATTTCATAATCGGCAACCGTGCCTTTCATACACTCACGCAGATTGTCGTATGCGTGACCGAAATTCGATGCTTGAACCATGATGATTGACGGCGAACGTTTTTCGGTTGATGACTTTTCATCGATTTTGATGAACATCACTTTGCAACGATACCATTTATCGCCGGTGTCATCGCGGTATATTTCCGCGATTTTCGTTTTCTTGACCGCCGACACGCTGAAATCGCCGGAAATGTAGGGGCGTTGTTCATCGGTGATGCGTGCTTCGGCTTCGGTGAACGACAATGCGTCCACGAGGAATGATTCGGTCGTTTTCTTGACTACTCCGTTTTCGCACATTTTGTCGTAACGGATTCGGGTTTCGTAATAAATTGCCATTTTGAATGTTATTTTGATTGTTTATTGAATGGGTGTTCGAGCTCGATTTTCAACATGATACAATAATTTGCCATGTCGAGCAGCGTGTCGGCAATCGATTCATCGTTGACACGTTGTGAATCGGGGTTTTTGATAAGGTTTTTCAACCGATTGAATTTGTCACCGATTCGGACAATACCGGCAACCGCGCCAAATTCCGCGATTGATTCACCGAACGAATTGCCGTAATCGGCGTTTTTACGTTCGTATGTGTCCGACATGATTTCGGTGATGTTCCGGAATCGCATCACGTTCGCCGGTGTTTTGAACGCAACGTCATCGGGGTGGTACGTTGTGCCGAACAACGAAAGGTTCGCGGCGATTTCCGATTCATCGGGTTCGGGGTCATCGATTTCGACATCATCGAGCATTTCCGGGAATTGGTCGGATTCGTTTCGCACACGGTGAACACGGCGCGAACGCGGTCGGTCGGCATCAATGATGTTCCGGCGTAATTCAATCGCGTCATCAAGTGTCGGCGGTTGTGCGGCTTTCATTATCGCGTCAATCAACGGTTTCGGAATCGTTGTCACTCGATGCCGCCGGGTGTATTCGCCGGTGTTCATTGCCGCCCACACTTTGCCGAGTTCGTGAATGTCGCACCATATTTCGGTGATACATTTGTGCATCGCTTCCGCAGATTCGCGGCGCGTGCGGTGTAATCGTTCGCGTGCCATATTACAAACCGCTTGAACCGTAACCGTGTGTGCCGCGTTCACCGTCCGATAAGAACGGAACGTGTAAAAATTCGATTTCCGGAATCGGCATGATGATGATTTGTGCGCATCGTTCGCCGACTTTGTAAATGTTTTTTCCGGAAGCCGGTTTGTTATCCCAACGAAACGCCGGTTTGAATTTAACGGTGATTTCGCCACGATACCCGGCATCGATAACGCCGACACAATTCGCCATTGTGAGGTCAAATTTCGATACCGATGAACGAGGGAACACCAAACCGACATAACCGGTGGGAATTTCCATTGCGATGCCGGTGCCATACACGACCGCACCGTTTTCATCGAACGTGCATGATGTTGCCGTTAGGTCGAATCCGGCATCGGTCGGGTGTGCCTTTGACGGCGTGACCGCATTTTCGGTCAGCATAACAAAATTGATTTTCATTGTGATGTTGATTTATTGTGCATCGCGCACACGCACTCACACGATGCGCGATGCCGGGTTTGACGGTTGATTATTTCACTGATTGTTTGCGATATTGTTTCATCAATTTTTCGAGTTCGAGTGACGCTTTGCGTGCGCGGACTCCGGCGGCTTTGTTGCCCTTGTTGATGTTTTTGTTGAGTTCTGCGCTGAAAATTATCATCTGCGCCTGAATTTCGTTGTAAAGGTCTTCGTTTGTCATTGTTGTTTGGGGTTTAGGGGTTTGTTGTTGATTTTCATCTATATCGTTGAATCCGATTGTATCCATTTCGTTTGCGAATTGTTCGATATATTTATTCATCGTTTCACGGAATTGTACCGATGCCGGTTTATCGCCGATAAATTCGGGAATCAATTTATCCATGACGTAATATGACGGCGGCAACATCTTTCCGATTGAATGACCGACACGTTTCGCAATCATTACCGATTGCCGGTCGAGGTATCGCAACAATGCTTTCGATGTGATGTGACATTGATACACGGCAAGCAACAAATCGCGTGATTCAACATTCAATTCGGGATATTCCGATTTGATGTCGTTGCGCACGTTGTTCACCATTTGAGCGGTGATTTGTTTCGTTGCTTCCTCGAACACATATCCGTTTTCGATTTCACGTTTGCGGTTCGATTCATCGATGTATTGATGTCGCAACCGGTCATATTCGGTTCGTGCGTTCCGGATTGCACGCGACAACCGGCGCGTTGCCGGATTGCCGATGTTCTGCGCCATGATGATGACGGTATCGGCATAATCCCACACCAATTCAGCGATGACAAACGGAACGTATGCGAATCGAAACAATTCATCACGATTGAACAATTTGTTGTTGCGTTCGATGATTAAATTTTCGAGCATTTCGGCGCGTGCGTTTTGTTTCCGTTCGATGTTGTCGAGCATATCATCGATTGATGTAATCGGGATTCCGACACGCGGCATCGGTGGAATTGCCGACATCATCGCCGGTGATGATGAAAACGGAACACTTGCGATGTCGCGCATCATCAATTCGCTGAATCGTTTTTGTTGCGCCGGGGTCATTTTCGGGATGTTCATAATTTGCCGTGATTCAGTCGTTTTATTGCGAGGTCGATGCCGTGCGACACTGCATCATCATATTCATCGAATTGCCGTTCGCCCTCGATGACATCACCGTTGCCGATAAGTTCGTAAACACGCACGAAATACATCGAACGCACGCCGTTTAACATCGGTTGAACGTGCCAACCGTTTCGGCGCAACCACGCGGCGGCATCGTATAAATCCGGGGCATCGGCACAATCCGGCATTTTAGTGAACGAACCGGTGTTTGATGATGTCGTTTCAACAATGTGGTCGCGCAATTCAGCTTTGTAATTATACCACGCCGCGCACGGCACATCGAATCCGAGGGATTTCAATGCAATCGCTTGATTGTATGTTACGATTTTATTCATTTTGATTTTATTCTTATGATTTTATTTTTCAACGACCATGATTTAATCGATGTATTCCTCAACAACGGTGTAAGTCCATATCACGCCGTATTTATCGGATTCAAGAGTGTAATAATGTCCGCAAATGATGTTCATGTGTTCGTTGAATCCGAGGTTTGTGTCGCGAATTGCGGCAAAATATTCGGTTTTTTCGCGTTTTGCGGCGCGTAAATATTCACGGCAAAATTCGAGGATTTCATCGCGATTGATGTTGCCGTTTCCGCGCACATCAATCACCCATTTGTAAATATGGTCGGCATACGGTTTTTTCTGCAAACCGTTGTCTAATTGTTTGATTTCGTTGATTTTCATTTCGATTCGGGTGTTATGGGTTCATATTTGTCGCACGCCGCATCGGACGGACGCACGGCATAAAAACGTTGTTGACGTTTGATTTCGGGGTTGTTGTAACCGCGATTCGTTTTCGGTTGCATTTCGCACACCGGCGATGCGTACCATTGATTGTATTGTTTTTTTGCCCGAATACAATGTTTGCAGTCACGGCATCGGGGAATGTCGGCGGCACCACATTTGCGTGATACGATGACCTTTCCGTTGCGCACGAACGCTTTGCAATCGTTCGGCAATGTATATGCGCCGGGGGTGAGGATGTTCTCGTTCATATCATTATCCTTTGAAACGTCCGAGAAATTTGAGGTGCATTTTGTTCGGGTCGTGACGCTCGATTCCAAATTCGAGCATACAATCGGCATCGGCAACATCATTGATTGATAATGTTCCGCGTTCCGTATCGACATAGTGTGTGAATATGAATCCGGGGGTCATTTCAAATGCCGATTTCAATGACGCGATGACGTGTTCGAGGAAATATTCAACGCCGAGCGATGAAACGATTTCATCATCATTCACGATGTCGTATGTCAAACCGGTTTTCGGCGCATACTGCGGACAACGTATGCAAGTGCCACACAACGAACAATGTCCGTGAAACCAACCGGCGGAACACCGGTTGTTGTCGGCAAAGTGAACGCACATTGCCGGGTCGTTATAAGGGGTGTGATTCGTTTTCATTGTCATTTGTTTTTGGATTGTTTCGTATAATTCAGCGCATGAGGGGCAACGCCAATTCGTTTTTATTGCGTATGAGCTTTGGTCGGGGTCGATGATACGCCAACCACGCTTTGACAATAATTGCGGAACATTAAACGGATTTTTTGTTCGTATGACAACACCGCGTCCGCATTTGCAATAGGCGTGACAATGCACGATTTCATTTTTCATTTGTTTCGATGTTTTCGGTGTCGATAAATTCAACGGCATCGACCGGAACGCGGCTGACCCACGCATTAGGTGCTTTCAACGTGTAACCGCGATGCGAATGTGTGATTGTGAAAATTTCACCGGCGGCAAACGTTCGACCGCCTTTGGTGCAAATGTCGCATTTCAATCGAACCGTTGCACCGATGATTTTACGGCGTTTCATTGTTCACCTCCTTTCATTGCGGATTCATATTGTTCTTTCGTAATTTCATTGTTGTCATTATCGTAATAATGCACATCGTGACCAAGGCAACCACCGCCGAAATAATCGAAATCCGGGCATTCTTTATCATCGCACATCGGCAATACTGTATGACCTTGCAAAAGGTGATTGTATAAATATTGCCGTGCATCGGCATCGTTCATCGGTTTACCGTCATCGTTGATGATAAGACCGCGCATTGAACGTTTGCGGTAATGTTCAAGGAATCCTTGAATGTCAACACTCATGTGTCGTTTTGCAACGGTCATTTTCATATTTCACCTCCTTTCGGTAATTCGGGGAGCGGCATCCAATGCGTAACTTTTGCCATTCCTAAATAGCAAGACATATATTGTGTGCCCTGATATTTACCATTCCGCCATGGGGCAATTTCGATTGAAATTGTGCCGTTGTCAAATTGAATGATAGAGATGTAATCTAAATCATTTTTGGGTACATCAAATTGAACATCATGCCATTTCATACGTTGACCGCGTGCAATGTCGTTGATGATTGATGCCGGCGCGCCGTCAAGGCTGATTTTGCCGTTATCCCAATCGATAATTTTTTTGTTGTTATCCGTTGACATGATTCATTCCTTTCATTGTGTTGATTGTGATATACGGCATTCCACCCGGAAACATTTTCCATAAATCACGTTGTTTGATTGTATATTCGACCGCACCGATTGCGATGCCAAGACATAGGAGATAATCACACGTCCGATGAAAATCAGTCCATTGAACGCCGTTCCGGTCGATGCACATATTGAGGAACGTCCAACCGTCACCCGAACCGACATGAAACGTATCGGGTAAATTTTCGAGCATCGAAATGATGTCGGCGCGATATGTGTCGAGTTTTTCCGGACGGAAAACCGGCGTGATGTTGATTCCTTGAACCTTGATTGCATCGGGGGAATCTTTCAATGATTCGGTCAAACACTCGAAAAATATATGTTCAACATTCCGTGCGTTCAATTGCATCGGTTCGCGTGTCGTGATTGATGTTGTCATAATTGATTCGGGTTAAGTGCGCGGTTTATGCAATCTACGGCGTATGCGAGACGCGATAATTCCGATTCACGTTTTTCACGTTTCGATGTCCGTGTGTGTTCATCGGACACGAATTGTTGTAATCGTTTTCCTCGTTTCGCTAAATCGGCAAGAATCCATTCGGCGGTTTCGCGTGTAATTTCGATGTGAATCAATTCGAGCCGAACCGAATCCGGACGCATTTTTGCGGCATATTCCGAAAGTCGAGTTATTGATATTTTATTCATTTGCGTTGTTTTTGTTGTTTTGGTGCGCGTCACGGCGTTTTTCGTGTGTGATGTGATAACTTTATCATTCACGGCGGCAAATCGCGCAGGAACGCACCATTTGCGGTTATTTTTGGGTGATTTTCATTTGTCGCATTGCGGCGTGTGCGATTCGGACAGCTTTCGACCCGATTTCTTCACAATCGTAATCCATGACGCGCCCATCGTTTTTGCGAATCAATGCCGATATTGCCGTTTCGACTAATCGGATTTCAACGGTTGCAATGTCGATTCGGGGTTCATCAATGATGATTGTTGGCGCATGATGACCGTTGTCACGCCGATTGTTCCGGGTTTGTTCGGCAACGCACGCACGGCAACGATTCCGGTATGATTTTGAAAATTCGGATTGCGGTTTGTTTTCGCCGCATACCTCACATTTTTTCGTTTCCATTATTTTCCGAGCATTTCGCGTTCAACTTCTTCATCAGTCGCACCGTTACGGCGCATATCGGCGATTTTACGCGCCGCATTGTTAATTCCGGAAATCACATCATCGGGAAACATTTTGTGTCCGGTTACGGTCACTGCGCCGTATATTGCAAAAGCGATTTCGGCATCTTCATTCATCAGTTCGACAACCGCTTTCGCGATTTCGTTCGGCATACCGCAATAATGAATGTATGATTGTTTCGTGTTGTCATCGCGCAATATAACGGCGGCAGCGTGATTTTCCGGGTCGGATTTCGACCAACGTTCGGCGTTCGCGATGATGTCGGTTGCCGTCATTAAGGGGGTGTTTGTTGATTTATCCATTTTTCGGGGTT